GAATGCTCTTTTATATGGAACAAATAAAAAATGTGAGTATTATGAAATATCACAAAAAGAATTAGCGGAGGGCTGGGAAATAATGAAATCAAATATGTCTTGGATTGAGAGGATTGATAATATCTGTCAAACAAAGCAAGACTGGATTGATATGTTTCCTTTTCCTGATACTAATAGTTTTTATTATAGTGATGAAAACTTTAAACAAAAAATAATAACTCTTTTGAAAGGAGAGCAAAATGCAAATGATTAAGTGCGAGATCACTAAAGTCTTTAGTGCAAATGACAAGGGAATAGGTTTTGCAATGAAACCTGATGCCATAACTGATGAAGTTAAACAGTTAAAAACATGGAATGAAAAATTTAAAACTTTAACTGCTACTTGGTGGTTTAACAAAAAACCTCAACCAAGATGGATCAGAGAGGGAGCAGAAATACAATTCAATTGGAGCAACAAAAATGGCTATCTTGAATTTGATAGAGCTTCAGTTGAAACAATGAGCCTCCCGGAAGAAATAGAAATGTCTGAGGAAGAAAAATCTTTCAACCAAGCAGTCGATGAACTATCTGATGAGGCTGTTGCAGAGATTATAGAAAAGGAGCATGAAATAAAAACAAAACCCACTTCAAAACAAGACAGAAAAATTGAAAGAATAAAACAACTTGTTGCGAATTATGGTGATGTATTTAAAATTGTGAATGCTCACGAAAATTTAGTGTCTCTTGATACTTGTCTAAAAAAAGATATTGCAACTCATATCAATATCACTTTGACAAACGAGGGATATTAACAATATGAGGGCTGGACAACAACTCCCCCAATTAGTATCAACCCCAGCCCTCGCCAGTTATGAATAGTTTAGAAGAAGTAAAAAAGATAGCGGCTTTAACAGAAGCTATTAATCGTGAAGCATATCTCTGTAAAGCAGAGGTAGAAAGTTTAATTGATGACCGCAAAGAACTTATTGAACAGAAGTACGGAGATCATAGAGAAAAAGGTTTAAGTCAGGTAGATGCAAAATCAAAGGCAACTTGTGATATTGAGGTCGGAAAACTTAAAGATCAAATAAAACAATCTAGGATAAAAGCCGCTGAGTCTTGGGCTAAAAAATTAGGACACGAGGATTATGTAAAACTTCTAATAGGATATAATTCGACAAAAAGAGAGGAACTAAAACAAGGGCTATGAAAAAAACTGTAAAATACGGGATAGATTTTCCGATTTGGAATGGCGGAAATCGCTTGATTGGGATTGCCTTGTGGAGAATAAAAAAATACAACCTAAACATTTATTGTAACTACAGAAGAAAAGACGGAACTCGTTTATGGGAGGGAGAACTGTATATAAACGAAAAATTTGCTAGTAAATATCCATACAAAGAGTTCAATGGAAAAAATGGTAAATTTACTGTTTATCAGATACCTTTAGCCGATATTCAAAAATTTAATCAAGAAATACAAGATAAATTGTGGGCTTTGAAAAACGCAAAAATCACTAGTCCTATATATTCAGGAGAGCAAATAGCTCAAATACTCAAAGATAACCCAAATATAAGGGAAATAGGCGATTTCTTTGGCGGTGGAGAACTCCTCCCAGAATAGCCTTTAATCGCTCAAATTTGCACAAAATGAGGGTACATTTAGTGAACATAAGGTGTACAAAATCTTTATGTAAAAAAAATTAAATTATTTTATCTTTTTTCTTTTACTATGTTAATAAATCATATAGTTTATTAACAACAATTAATGAAAGGGCAAATAAAATGAATAAACTTATAAAACAAGTATCTGAAGCAAATAACTCTATGGGTAAATATGGTAATTACATAAATCCTGAGACTGCTGAAACTTGGAACACAGACGAGCTTTATGTTTTGTTTGAAGTCGTAACTTTAAGAGAACATAATAGAGTTGATGTTGTGGCGGTATCTACTATGTATAGTCCAAAAAAAATTCATCGGATTGTTAAGCAACATTATCCACCAAAATATTATACATATTTTGATTTTTTCAATGGTGGTTACGATCTTGATATATCAAGAAATGATCTACAAACATTGGAGGAAAAATACTAATGGAAACTTTATTATATTACTTTTTACTACCAGCTTTCTTTGGAGGGTTGGTAGTATTAATTATATTACTAGCTTATCAATATCAACAATGGGAGGATAAACAATGAAAGTTGAATTTAGTGAAAAAGAAAAATCATTTTTGTGGGGTATATATATAAACAGAAATGGTGATGAATATACAGAAACTTATAGTCAAAGAAAAACATTAGAAAATTTTTTCATAACGGTTAATGGTAAAGAAGCAAGACAAACAAAAAAATTAATATCTTTGTTGTATTTTTATTGTGAATCTCCTGATGCTACTGATGAGCTTTGCAATGAAGAAATTACCGAAGATGAGTTTAATACTTTGGTTGGCAAATTAAAAAAAGTTGTTTACCAAAAATAGCTAGTTAATTGTTATAGCGAAATCTCTTGGGCGGATTGATCCGTCTAAGAGTTCGTTATCTTCTAACTCTGTTAAAAATACTTCTCCCTGAATATCTAATCCTGAATAAATATTACTTACTGTTCCTTTGAGTGTCTGTTCAAAATCGTGTGTGCAACTCAAGTCTGGATAAGTGTCTAAAAGTTCAAAACAACCTACCGCTCTATCCATCGTCTTAACTGTATAAAGAACTTTAACAATTGAAAATATATTGATTGCTTTGTGTAAGACTATTTTTATGTCTGTCACTTTTTCTTAAATATTTCCGCACCCTTAAGTCCGTATATACTAGCTACGATTGAAATAAAAAGAGTCTGATACCAAAAAGGGAGACTTCCAAACTTATCAAAAAATATATCAATCTTTTCTTGAATACTTGGATCATCTGAGAATACTGACCATACCAGAAGTAAAATGGGTAAACTTACCAAAATAAGAACAAACTCGTCTTTCCACCCATTATCATTTGATTGTCTAACTGCGGCTTGGTATTCAACTTCACCATTTGCCATTTTCTGTGCGTGTAACATAGCGGCATCAGACTCTAACATTTTTCTTTTTTGCCTGTTAGTCATTATGTGTGTTCCAGCACCTACCGCTAGTTTTATAACATCTAATATCATATATTATCTTCTTTCCATTTCTGAACATCAAAACTAGGACATTCTTTTTCTGAAATTTCGTTATGACCAATTATCTCAGCTTCAGGATAATTAGTTTTTAATTGTTTTACTAAATCTAATAGAGCAGTCCATTGCTGTGCAGTAAAATTATTTTCAGCAGAGTTATCTTCAGCCATTCCACCCACCATGCACAAACCAACACTTTTATGATTATATCCTCTTGCGTGTGAGCCAGTATCACGAATGCTCCTACCAAGTTCCACCTCTCCGTTTCTTCGTATTATGTAATGATAGCCAACATCTCTCCAACCCAAATCTAAATGCCATTTTCTTATTTCATTCAGCCCAATATCCATTGAGGGCTTTGTAGCCGCACAATGGATAATGAGGAAGTCTGTAGACTTTCTTTCTTCCATTAACTAAACCAAGCCAATACGACCAGTATTATTACAATCCAAGCTGGGATTTTGTAATTCAACCAGTTCCAAGCTATATCTAAATATTCCCAAATTTTATCCATGATTACTCCTTTACTTGATTTTCCTATAAGGATCGGTGCTAAGTTTTACAACTTTATCAGGTTGTTTATTTGCAATGATTTCTTCTAAATTGTTTTTGATATAATGAACAACATTTCCAACAATACTTTCTTTAGTCAAATCTTCAGCAATCTTTTCAAATGTATCGCCCTTTTCTAAATTTTTTGTAATAGAAATTGCGTGTGCTTTTGCTTCCCTATCAACTAACTGATCGAATGGTTTTATGTTTATTGCAAATAATATCGGTGTAATTCCGTTTGGAGTTGGAGCAAAACCAACTCTTGCGAAAGCCCTGTAATTATCAATATTAAGTTTTAATATTCTACCAATAAGTCTATTTGTTTCCATTTTTTAACCTCTCTATTTCTAGTTCGCAATAATGTATGATTTTCTTTAAATCTTCAATACCATTTTTATCTTGGTATCTTAAAACATACTTAATTATTACTCCCTGAAAGAAAGAGAGTTTGTTTTTTGAAATAAACTCAAAAGGTTGTATTACATATTTTTTTATATAATGGTTGCCACCAACTTGTATTCTTAATGGTTTCATGGAACTATTTTATCCCATGCACCGCCTTTTGTTAATCTCATTGGTAGTAATTTTGGCAATCCATCAATAATAATTCCACAACCAATAATTGGTCTGTCTTTGAAAACTCTTGAATAAGCCAAAGCCATTGAATCTTTATCAACTAAACAACCGACATTCATACCGAAAGTAAGTGCCTCTGGTCTGCTGACATAAACACAAAGAAATTTCGAGTGATAATGTCCTTGAACACAACTCATACCATATTGTTGTACTAATTTTTCGATGTTTGCCACTTTACCATGACAAAAATAAACTTTCCCTGTTGGAGTATCTAGTGTTATATCTTCATGCCATTTCCAACCTTTACCAACTTCTAAAAAATCATTGTAATCTTTTAAATATGCTTTAGGTATTCCAGTTGAAAAAGCTCTTCGATAAGCAAGGCTTCCATGATTGGAATGTACTAAATCCATTTTAGGAAATAATTGTTCCATTTCTTTTATTGTTTTAAGTGCCAGTCTGTGTTCATCACCAGCACTCGGTAAATCACTATCCGAGTCATGGAATGACAGGGCATGGTGATCCAGTTCATCGCCTATATTGATGATCCTTGTTGGTTTGTATTTTCTTTTTATCCCTTTTAAAAAATCCAACATCTGTGGGTGTTGATAGGGTATGTGCTGGTCACTTATGACCAGAATACATTTCTCCATATGGTCTCCCCTCTATAATGTAATAATGTCTATAAATGTTTTAACTGTTTCAGCAAAAACTATTGTGAACATAAACGATAAAGCTAAAACAACTTTTGTAAGAATATTAATTTTGTGTTCAATAGTATGCAGATGATTGTCTTTAATGATCTTGATGTCTGCTTCCATCAATGCAACTTTCTTATCTAGCCTTTGTATGGCTTCACTATTTTTTTGTGCTTGACTTGCCATCAATCAGCTTCCTCTATTGTGTTTCCCTTTGCTACCCACTCTTTAACAGTTTCCCAAGTTTCTGTACCGTCTTTAATTACAGCATGAATAATTGTTCCATCTGCATGGGTGACCATTATATTAACATTTTCATTAGTTTCTGGGTCTTTGATATATTTTACTTGCATATTATAATTCACACGTTGCTATCAACGTGCCTCCAAATTGTGAAGATACTAAATTATCACCTTCAATGGTATCACTATATGTCTTTCTAACTCCAAATGCCGCCTTGCTTGAGTTAGTTAATTGTGTTCCTGTTTGAGTTACACCATCGTGCCTTGTTCCATCTCCTCTATATATGGTCGATGTTGTTAAGCTATCACTTATAGCATCAACCTCTGCTCTCATTTCAAGTTTTGGTTCAAACCATAGATCAACTCTATTAGAGCTTAATGTTCGACCTATACTTGCGAATCCGGGAGAAGCGGTAAAATCCCATTTTTGGCAATATCTTTGACACCTCATTAACTGAACATCAAAAGGTAAGTGTTCAAAGTCTGTTGCTATTTCTCCCACTTCTAATTGAATTCCTGTTATGTACCACTCGTTTGATGTGCTATCTGCAAGATTGACTGTTTGACCAGCAAATTGATCTGCACTTACAAATGATTTCCAAGTTGATGATAATGTGCCTGATGATCTATTAGAACCAGTTCCTAAACAAAATTGAACATAAAGTTCAGCAGAATTATCATTATCTAATGCTGTAGAAGTATCTCCCGGAAAAGTAATAGTTTTCTTTTCCCAAGTA